ATTATGGCACTAGGCAGTATTAAAAAAGCAATGCAAGTTTTTAGTCAACACGACTTCTCACGTAACTTCCAATTAAGACTTTTGGACATGAATAATGTTCCAGATTATGTTCGTAGAGAATTGATTGACCAAGAGGGACGGGTTTATATAACAAGTTCCAGCATTCCGGGTCGCAGTATTCAAAACATTGATATTCCTTATCAAGGTTTTAATTTTAAAGTTCCGGGTCAAGTAGCATATGACAACAATCCTTGGACATTAACTTTCCGCACAGCAGGAGACTTTCTTGCTCGTAATGCTTTGGAACGTTGGAGCTTTGAGACTGCTAATGATGAAACAAGCTGTGGCAAGTTTAATCTTCCTTGTGAAAACACAAGTATTGATATTGCGGTTTTATCACCAAAATGTCAAATTATTCGTGTTTACCGATTACATGGTGTTTATATTCAAAATGTTAGCGAAATCTCATACAATCAGGAAAGCGTAGATGGAACAACCTTTACTGCGGCATTTCATTATCAATACTGGCGACCAGCACAAGGTTATGACACCGGAATTGTTGATTCTACAAATGTGAATAATAACCTAATTGATGATGTGTTTTCAACTTACGAAAGTAAAATTCAACAAACAACAGGAGATTGTCCGCCAACTGGAATACCAAGATTATAAAAAAAAATAAAAAAGGGAGAATTTAAATTCTCCCTTTTTTATTTTTACTTTTTCAAATATTTCTTTTTTACAATTGTTTGTAGATTGTAAAATTGGCTAACTTCTGGAATGATTTTATGACGAATCCAATTTCTTCGGTATTTTACTTCAACATTTGTTTCATCTTCAATTACATACTTTTCTAAATTCTCTTTTGAAATATATTTTAAAATTTGTTCTTTTGTTGAAATTAAAAAAGGACGAAAAACACAAAAACCCAAAAGTTTATATTCCGTTTCATTAGGAATTGGTAGATATTCCGGTGTTCCGTTAAAGCAGTTCATCAAGTAACTTTCTACTGCATCATCCAAGTGATGCCCTGTAATGACGTTTCCTTGCCCCTTAAACGACTGGTAACGTAGGAGACGTAGTTCTGCCTCACTATATGAAATCTCCTTCTCAGCCCTTTCTCGCACGTTTACAGTCAGCGGAATATTATAATCACTGCAAAAAATTTCAGCATTCTTTTGCATGTCAAAATTTTGACTACGAAGATTGTGATTATAATGAATTGCAGATAAATTTAATTTAGGATATTTCGTTTTTAGAAAATGAAGAATTGCAATGCTGTCTGCACCGCTACTAAGTGCAACAACTGCTTTTGGATAAACTTTCTTCAAAACATTGCTCATGAATCTCATAAACTATGCTACGAGATTCCTGAAAAATGTCAACAAAAAAAGCCCGCCATGTTTCCATGGCGGGCTTTTTTATTATTGGTTAGATTTAGAGGTATCGTTCAATATAACTTGCAATCCAATTGAATGACATTTTCTTATGGTTATTAAGGTGGTTAATCTTTTCAAGAATTGGAGATTTGCCACACAATTCCCTTGGAACAAAGTTCCAAGTACCATTGAAATATTCTTTATCCCCCAAAATATAGTCTGGAACACCAGAAGTCCTGAATGCTACTCCAACTGGTGAGTATGAGTCTGTATGAGCGCAATAAAGTTTTCCATTTTGGGATTGAATATAATTACCGCTTCGAAGGGCATCCACCCAGCGTTTCTTGAATCCTGCACTGAGCTTAGGAAGAGTTTTAGTTTGTTTAGTTTTAGAGTTCATCATAGTTGAATTTGTGGTAGATTTAATAGTCATGCTGTACATAAGAGTGATAATATAAGTGATTTTAGGGGTTTGTCAATGTGATTTTTGCTTGTTTTTCGTAAATTTTTAGGTCAACCGTTTCATTATTCGTCCTTTTTCCAAATCAATTGGACTCATTTCAATTTGAACATTATCTGCTAATTCTAGTTTAACAAATCGTTTGCTCATTTTCCCACATAAATAACATAATATTTCTTTTTCAGTGTTTTTCAATAAAACACGATACATTGCATTTGGCAGAATTTTTGTAACACTACCTGTTACAGTTATTAGATCCTTTTTCATTTTTAGTAAAAATTGGTGGGTATAGTAGGACTTGAACCTACACGGCTTTCGCCACCAGCTTCTAAGGCTGGCGTGGCTACCAATTACACCATATACCCAATGGTCGGTCTTGAGAAAATCGAATTCCCATCTCAACGTTCGTAGCGTTGCGTACTATCCATTATACTAAAGACCGAAATGGTATCCCGAATAGGAATCGAACCTATGACACAGACATGTAAAATCTGGGTTTTACCATTAAACTATCAAGACAAATGGTGGGAGAATCAAGAATCGAACTTGCTGCCGGACCACCTTACAAATTGAGGCAATGGATTTACAGTCCACCGTAAGGAAATCCTCCCAGAAATATAAGAGTATTTTACTACTCTTATATTTTATTACTTATCAGAACTTGAATCCGACTCCTGCACGAATACTGACCACACCATCAGATTCGCTATCTTCCACGGTAAACACATATGCAGCATCTGCAAATACATTAACAGTTTGAGATAGTGCAAGACTCACACCACCACCTGTTTTTACACCCCACTGGTCCGTTTCAAAATCGTATGCACCACCTGCAAGTGCATAAACGGAAACATTCTTATAAACAGGAACATAATAAAGAAGATTGCCACCAAGGCTATAAACTTCATCTTCAAGAACTGAACCAACGAGTTCCGCCTTCAGATTTCCCACAACAGGAACTTCAAGCGATACTCCACCGCCAACGGCTTCTTCACTATTGTCAAGAACAACACTTGCGAAAGCCTTTGCAGTAACTCCGAAACTAGTATCCTCAACCGGGGTTGGAGGGACAACCGTTGGAGTGCCTGCATTTACAGGAGCGACGAATGCTGCAAGAGCAACTACGATAGATGTAATCATGTTTTTCATAATTTATTTTTTGTTTTGTTGTGGCTTTTAACTTCCACAAAATTACTTTACTCAGAAAAGAAGCGTTGTCAAGTAAATTTCTGAGAAAATGGTATTTCCGGCTGGATTCGAACCAGCAAATTCGCGCTCTAGAAAAAATGTTTTACCAATGAAAGTTGTACTTTCAATTAAACTACAGAAATAAAATTGGTGGTTCTGGCAGGATTTGAACCTGCTACCCCTTCCTTATCAAGGAAACGCTCTACCGAGTGAGCTACAGAACCATTTAAAATGAGAATTTTATTTGACCATTATTGCGAACTTTTATTTTATATTTCTTGTTTTTTTTCATCAATGATAATTTTTGTTTTGTTTCTTCGGTATGTCCGTGAAGACTCGCACCGAATTTTTTACCTTTTTGTCTTTCTGACATTTTTCTAAATCTTTCATCATTATGTTTATTTAAACCTTTTGACCAACTAGATGTACCTTTTTTAGCATGAGCGTTTGGAGATTTTTTTCTTTTTATGCGAGACGGATTTTCAACACAATATGGTGAGTGTGCTGCTAATCCTCCTTTATTTTTAATTTTTCGTTGACAATATTCACATGTATACATGTGAATATTTATTCAACAATCAAGAATATTTCGATAAACCAATGGCGGGAAGCTGAGGAATCGAACCCCAACCTTTTTTAGAGATCCCTCGGTTTTCAAGACCGCGACAAGCCCAGCTTGCATAACCTCCCGTAGCTACTATACATTGTCTCTTGAGACTTGCAACAGAAATTTTATATTTTAGTAGCCTTTTAGTAATTTTATCCGTCCATTATCCTATAAAATGAGAACCTAATTTTCGTCCACCATTCTCATCATCTAATATCTTTACTCCGGGAACATAAGTCAATGCTTCTGCAAGGGCATAGGAACCGTCTAAGTTCTTTTGTTGAGTAGTAACTTGAACTACGCAACCACCGGGAACTTCCATTGCTTTTGTGCTTTTCATCCATCCCTCATTTTCAGAAGATGCTTTACAAAGTAATTTAAAAGTATCTCCGTTTCCTACTACTTTAATGTCAGGAACGTTGATTTTTGCTCCTGATATGTCTGAATTGTGTAATGTTTTTGTCATACGGGGGTCTTATCGGGAATCGAACCCGATTGGATAGTTCCACAAACTATGGCATCACCAAAATGCTTTAAAACCCATATTTACTTAAACTTATTTTTCCATTTAGTCCAGAAATTTATTTTCTTTAATGGTTTATTTTCTTTTTTAACAGTATATTCATATTCCTTTCCTAATCTAGTTAATAAAATACGCAAAAATAAACCGTGGTATTGTTTGGGAATTCCTGAAAAATCAAAAGTTCCCGAAACTGCATAACCGCAATAATTTACTACATTTTCAATTTTTACAACTGGAGGAGTATTCACTGTTAGTGAATCCATTTCAGAAAGTTTAATGCTTACAATTTTTGGTTCTTCCTTATTCATATAAGGTTAATATGTTGCGTTTAAACTGTCTATTCTTTTTTCCAATTCTTCAATTCTTAATCTTAGTTTTTCGATTTTATCTTGAAGAGGAGAATTTATCCAAATTAAAAATTCTTCATCTTTTTTTCGTCTACTACATTCTACACAATTTGAATTGTGATGCAAAGTGAATTTTCCACAAATATTACATATTTCATTCGTTGCTCTCATATTTCAAATCTTTACTTTTTTCTATACTATATGTTTTATTAGAATGAACCAAGATTTGATTTGTGAGAAAATTCATTATTTTTCCGCCATCTTTCAAAACTATTGTCCATACATCGTTTTCATGCATTCCATTTTCTTTTACATAAATTGCATATCCATCTCCTAATGGAGAGATTACTGGTATCGGATTCTTAAATTCCGTTATCATTTTTGGTAGCCCCTGCTGGTTACGATCCAACGCTATTCGGATCAAAACCGAATGTACTACCATTATACTAAAGGGCCAAATTCAGATTCCAATTTTGTTTCTATACCAAGAATATTTTGTTGCGGTTTGGAATCTTTTTCAGATTAATATTTTTTTACGGTTCGGGGTGTTGCCATTACACTACAACATTACTAGAATGTTGGAAGGAATCGAACCTTCTTTACCAATTGGGATTGTAAGTTTTTATTGCAGTTATTAATCTTATTCAGAAGTGTTTTATCGTCAAAGTAAAAGTTTGATTTTTTTATGTTTGCTGTAACACTTCTTGTATATCCTTACTTTACCACTTTTCTCAGAGAAGTCAAGACTTTTTTGAAGAATCTTGTACTCATTTAACAATCATATTCAAAACCAAGAGATTTAAATATTTCTTTATTAAGATTTTTCATTTTGATTATATTACAAAATTCTTCAAATGTAGAATTTTGTTTACTCATAGCAAAATCATCATTACCAGAAGCATATATAAAATTATTTCTAAAACTTATGCATATTTTATTTCCTCTGTAACAAGGATACCAATCATCAGAGACAGTTATATATGTTTCATGGGAATTTTTCTTATCCTTTTTTATGGATTCAACCATCTGCTTTAATTTCTTTCTGCATGGAACTGGATAATTAACTCTTTTCAGCAATTTATAAAAGAAAGGATTTTCATGTGCAAATAAAAAATAATCTCTGCATTGATGAAGGTCTTTTTTCTCTGCCCAAAAAACAATTTTTTTCTGTGCTAATTCAAAAGTCATAATTGATAATCAATATCGTTTTTATCTTGCTTAACCTCAAATTTGCTTATATATTCGTCTAAAATTTCTATAAAATTCGTATGACCTTCAATATCAGCTTCAAGTTCTTTTACACGTTGTTCTGCTGCTCCTTCTTTCATCCATTCACTATTCTCTATGGATAAAGTGTAATCGGCACGAAGTTCTATCAATTTATTACGGATGATATAGTTTATTATTACTTCCGCAGTTTTACGATGTTTTTCTACTAATTCAAAAGTCATAATTGATAATCAATATTATTTTTATTTTTATTCTTTCGATATTCCTCGTTTGGAATTTTTCCTAGTGAATAAAACCACGTTTTATACTTTCCCCAAACAAGGAAAAGTGAAGTTACTGGTCCTTCTACAATTTCTTCGATTTTATGACAGTAATCCCTGCCAGCAATACCGATTGAGCCGGGGGATTTAAGATTAAGTCCGCGATCTGTTTTCTCTATATACCTTCCCTTTAGAATGATTCCGCAGAAATTCCATGGATGGGTGTGTAAATAAGGGTCTTTATCGGCCTTATATATCGTGTGGATATATAGACTCGCTACATTTTGTATTTCAAAAATCGCAAATCTACGAAAATACAATTCACCATCTCTGGAACGAATTTCTTTAACAGTTTTGAAAAATTTCATAAAATTATTTTTTTAACTACACAAACAACTTCCATAATTCTCGCAACAAATGCGATTATATACTCCACAACTTTCACACCAAACTGCATCTCCTCCACAATAAATGCAATATTTAGTAGAAGGGTATAACAATTTTTTACGACGCCTTTTATCCCATCGCTTTTTAATTCTTTCCTTTCTAGCTTCTTGTCTTCGGGTCATAAAAATGGTGGACAATATCGGAATCGAACCGATGAATCAGAGACTCTACCACTGAGCTAATTGCCCTTAAAATTATTTCTTATTCTTACTAAGTTTAACCAATCGACAACCCTTAAAGTTATCCATATATTTTTTCAACTCTTCGATTTCATCTCGCTTAATCCACAATGCATGTTTTCTAGGACCAAAAATTAAACTTCCAAACATAAACGATTGGAAATTTACATATCCAGTATAAAATTTACTTTTATATGTAGTTTTCAATACATATTCGCCTTCCCGGAGGGTTAATGCAAAATTGATATTTTCTCGGACAGTTGTTTTAAGTCCATTGCGATGATTTTTACATTTTTCGTAATTAGCTACTTGTCTTTGAATTATTTTCATAGTATCTTTTCATTAAACTATACAATGTAGGATTAGGAACTGAATGATTTTTTGAAAAAGGAATCCAATGATAACCAAGAATTTCTTCGCAGAATTTAGCAACTGCACCACTGCGGCTAATTCCTGCAACACAATTCACTATTACATTACTACCCTTGTTTTGCAAGAGAAAATCAACAATCTTTTTGGCATCTTCAGGAGAAGGTGCTTTATAAGCATATTCCTCATCATCTTTTTCCAAGTCATAAAAGTTTATTTGTAATCTCGGAATTTCCATTAAAAATGGACTAATCTTAGCCAAATAAACACCCGGATCATTTATACTGACCCAAATTGTGTTTTCCAATACTACTTCGAAATCTTCCGTATAGTAATATGGCATATTTGCCACAAATGGAAATTTCTCGTTTTCAAATATTTCTGTATTTAACTGGTTCATTTTGGTGGAGGTGAGGGGAGTCGAACCCCTGTGTTTAACAATCTAATTTAACAATTCTACACGCTTAGATATTTCGCAATTTCTGAGACTTTGGGTTTGCTGGCATATCAACCGATTTTTTTGAGTCATTACCCGCTATTACAAAAAGCTAATAGCTACCTGCATTTTTTGTTCTATGTATATTGAAATGCTTTTATACAACCTATTTTTAGACCTCAATAATTTTAATAGTATCCATTATTGTTTAACTTAGGCAACCATTTCCATTTCTTCGACACCGACGAATTCGTCTGCATTGTTGAAAATGTATTCAGCTTGCGCTAGTAGGGCATTGACTTCTGCGTCTTCTGCTTTTATTTGTTTTGATCAGCTTTTAAAGTAGCCAACTGATCAACTACTACGTGCTATGTTAATTTCAACCATTAAGTCGAAACCAAAACACCCCCATTTACTGGATTTTACAATCCAAATCTTTGTGCATCTTCCTTACTAATCAAGACTACAACATTATTTATATTGTTTTCTTCTAAAGTGCGAACTCGTTCGCTATATTCTTCATACCATTCATTATAAAACATTTTTATTTTATTCTTTTCACAAACATCACGTACACTCGGAGCATATTCTAATTTATAATAATAAATATCGAATTTTTTCTTAGTAAGAATGTGTGCCATTTCGAATTTTCGAATAGTTCCTTCCAAAAATAATTGTTCTATTTCATGTTCAGATAACATATTAATTAAATTTACGACATTCTTCTAGAAAGTCAAGTAAAAAATATTATAAAATATATAATTAAAATATTTGGAATAATATGGTCTATAATATAAGTATATGTATGCAAGAAAACTTTTTTGAAATTATTAATGATGAAACTAAGGCTTATATTTTAGGATTTTTATATGCGGATGGTTGTTTTACTTCAAAAAATAATCGAATTAATGTGAATCTATCGGTAAAAGACTCAGATTTATTGAAGCACATGAGTATCGTATTATTAGGAGAAGATAAAACAAAAATTGATACTAAACAATACACATCATATATAAAGAATCGACCTATAAAATCGAAAGGATTTATAAGACTTCAAATATATAATAAAAAAATGGTCAATGATTTAATCAAAACTGGTAACGAATCGCCCAAATCATTAACATTAACTTTTCCATTAAATTTAGATTCTTCATTGTATAATCATTTTATAAGAGGATATTTTGATGGAGATGGCTGTTTGAGTATAAAATCCAATTCTAAAAATAATGTGAAGAGAGCAACAATTGCTATTTTGAGTAGTTTTTCTTTTTGTGATAAATTAAAAGATATCATCGAAAATCTTTTAAATATAACTACAAATATCATTAAAAAAGGTAAAATTCATGTATTAGAAATAAATGGGAATAAACAAGTCGAAATATTCACTGATTGGATGTATAAAGATTGCACTATAAAATTAGAAAGAAAATATGAAAAATATTTAGAATTAAAAAAACTACGAATCAAAGCCACTAAATATTATTCTGAATCTTCTTCCAAGTATAAAAATATTACATATGATAAAACCCGAAATAAATGGATTGCATGTTGTAGATTACCACTCGAAAAAAGAACTAAACATATCGGTAGATTTGAAACAGAAGAGCAGGCATATGTAGCTCAACAAGAATATTTAAGAAATATTAGCATTTAGAAAAATAGACCATTCCTCCCGATAAATATCAAATATCATTCCATTCTTAGGTTTTGTAGGTTTCCATAGAAGTTTCAATCCACACTCTTTTGGTGTACGATTACCTTTCCATGTATTAAGAGTTTTGTCACATGTTATTAGATTTTCCCATGTGTTCTCTCCTCCCCTGCTAGAAGGAATTATATGATCGGTAGATACGTTATTTTTATCCAAAATCTTTCCCGTGTATCCGCAGGTATAATTGTCCCGACGCCAGATATTAGCTTTAGTAGGGAAAACTACTTTTTTATGAACAATTTTATCATATTTGCTGCAAACCACAATTGGCGGCAACCGATAAACATTTTTTGCACTACGAACATATTCATCAAATTCACGAATAGGCAGAGATTCCCATTCTTTGAATGAACGAACAACATTCATATAAGAAATCTTTGTTTTATCAACATTCCCATTTTCATCAAATTCATAATTTATATCCATAGGATAACACACCCCAGATACAATGTCCACCATAACATCCTTCCAGTTTGCTGTAGCAATTGGAAAATAGCTGGCATTCAGTTTTAGAATTTCTTGTCTAGCACTCATATAATGTATGTTACCACATTTGCTTTGTTTGTCAAGGATTTTTGTTCTATGAACGTATAAAGTTTAATTATTAAATGGTAAATTTTTATACTCTAAATATTCTTCTTCAGTTATAACTGTTACATGCTGTACTCCTACAGAATCCGTGTCATCTGGGTAACTTTTGAAATGAAGTGGGTAAATTTCAAATGCATAAAAATACTCTTCTCCTTTTTTCCATACATGAATATAAGCCTCGCTTTCAGAAGCGTATACTGTTATATCAGGCAGAAACGGTTTTTCACTATCAAAATACTTTTTATCACCCGAAGGACTATATTCTCCAACAACAATAAAAATTTTTCTTGGCTGTACTCTTTTTAAATCACATCTCATAAAATTATTTTAGGACTTATATAAAAATCAAATCTCTTTCTTCTCTTCTACCGGATAATTCTGCCGTCTACGGTTTTCAGTTTACGAGTTTATTTTTAAGGTTTAAGCTACAAAATTTTAAAGATTAAAGTCTTTATCAATATCGAAGTCATATTCCTTGAAGAATGGTTGGTGGCTTTTTTCTTTCGAAGAGAAGAAAGAGATTGAAAATGTTTAGTCCCAATCTATTTTTGTGGTTGCATTATATTCATCCACACTATCCTGCAAATCTGCAATGTTGTTATTTATTTTGTTGATTAAATATCTCTGATCCGACTTTGTGATTGTGTTGACCCATGGTATTTGGCGAGGAACTGTTGTGCTATAATCCATTGCTACTCCTTCATTTATGATTATTTTTTCATGAAATGAAATTGCAGATTTTGCTTCTGCTAGTTCTACTAATGTTGCTTGAATACCTGCTGAAGCTGTTGCTATTTTTTGCTTGATAAGAATCAGAAGATTTTTTGATTGTTCCCACTCTCCATAAAGTAAGGAAGGATCTATTGAACTATCGTCACCTTCTCTACGGCAGTTAGAACTCTTAAACAATTCTTCTATTTTTGCTAATTCTCCGGCAATCCGGTTTTTAATTTTCAATGCTTTGCTAATACTAATTTTCATAATTTTGTTCCTCTATTACTATAGTTTGTTTATGGCATTTATCAACCACTTTTGTCTTTAAATTTTATCTGCTTGATTTATTAACTGTGACCCTAATAAATCCCTCATAAAATCATCTTCGGAACTCATACGTTCACAGTGGCGTTCCATAGATTTTATCGCAGAAATGAGTGCTGGGGACTCCAGCATGGAAGGATATGAGAGACTTGCACTCTCCCGCTGACATTGGAAGTGTCAGATGCTCACTATTAACATCAATATCCCATATTTTACTTTCGTTTAATACCGTACACCTTTTAGAGAAAATGTCAACATTTTTCGGATTTTAATTTTCAGTTGTTTAAACATTTTCAGTGTGGTGTAAAAGTTACTGAATTATCTCTATCAACTAGAACGCCAACACATTCTTCCGTATCATCTGGAAAAACTTTATAATATTGCGTTCGAATCTCGTCCACAAAATCATGTCGTCTCACCCACTCGTCTAATTCAGGATTAGTCACTTCTTTGATTCGTAGATTTAACTTTTTCTCCTCTTTTGCCATGCGTTTTTGTAAAGATTGAATACTTTTGATGAATTTATCTTTATGTTTTACCTTTGGCATCATGGCATCTTGTGCGCGTTGTAAATAATATATGGGTTTCTCTAAACTATACAAATCCAAATCATAGATATGTATTCCATTTACCTCAAGGATATAGTCTATATACCACATGCGGGGATCATCTAAATTAAGCAATAAAAAACTGAAATTCTGGACAAAATCAAATTTATCAAAAATAGGTTTTGAAATTTTGAGCATCCAATTTTTTAATAAGATTTCATCATTCATTTCATCATTCATTTTATCATTCATTTTATAAATCTATTGTATTTTGTTTAACTATTATATTTCCAGATAATTGCATCAGGGAAATATCTTTCGATTATTTCACTTACAATTTTCCAATCACCTCCACCAGTTCCGCAACCAAAAAGATATGGAAAATTATAAATACCAGACAGTTCATTATTCGCAAAAAGCTGAAAGCTATTTTCCATTGCAGCATAATCTGTATGCAATCCTGTTTTTCCATAAGAATCTTGACTGAATACATTTACAACTTTGCAATCTTCTAATTCCACTACTTGATAAGTTCCAAGAGGTGAAATTCCATTTTTTCTACATTCATCTCCGAATGAGATATAACTATTATAGACTTTTGGAAAAGTGTTTCTTATTTGAAGTGCAATTCCGCTTCCCATTACAAATTTACAATTTGTTTGATGAAACAAATAACCTTTTTGTTCTAATAGATTTCCTTCTTTTATAATCATAAATTAATTAAATATTACCATTTTTGGATTATCTCTTTTAGAAATATCATTGAACGATGATACTGAAGTGGTAATCACTATGTTTCTTTTATTATCGCCCCAACTCAAAGTATGTTCATCCACTTCATTTATAGAGAGATTTTCAATTAATGAAATATTATATTCAAATATCATTGTTTTAATCTGGATCAAATCAAAAGATTTAGTACACCACATTACGTTTTCCTCCATTCCATATGAAATATATTCATGGTACAATACATCTAGTATTCGATTAATATGTTTTCCAATATTCATAATTTTTGGTGGGTTGACTCGGAATCGAACCGAGATAGTCTGTTCTTCAGACAGATGCATGAACCATCGCTGCCATCAACCCGTTTTTATATAGTGAATATATTTTAAATTTTCTTTCTATTAACTTGTATGTTTCAAGTTTTTTAGTTAATGGACGAGAATTAATTTCTCCATACATTCCTTCATATTCTTCAACTTCTCCAGTTTCAACTTCGTCAAAAATTTGAAATTTCAAATTATAAATGTCATTCTCTACTGTTATAGTTTCGTTAAATTCTTTTTTATAAACTCCTTCCCATATAAACCTTATAAGATCATCATTTATTCGTAATTCTTTTGAGAAGTACAATCTATCCTCTACTTGAATTACAATATCTTCTTTACGAAGAATGTCTATAAAATCTTTCCAAGAAATTTGAGTAAAATTATTCATATTTATTTTTCGCTTTCTAGTATTTTCTCAATTTCTTTAATTTTTTCCAATGTAATTTCTGCAATAAATTTTCGATATGATACGTCAAGGTCTTGACTTCCTCTTTGTAAGTTTTTCGGAAATCCTGATCTGGCTCTATACATCATAGCACAAAAATAACATAAGTCAAGTTCTAATTCTGAAGAATTTTTCCAAGAAACACTTTCTTCCAAATCATCTATATTTTCTCTTGCGTATTTTATAATTTTTTCCCAAACGTCTGCATAACAAAACACTATAAATCCGGGTTTTTCAGTTGAAAACTTTTTATTTTTAAGACGATTATCAATCAATGTTGATTCTATATTATGTAATTCTCCATAAGGGTCTAGTTCTCCTTTTGCAAAGGATATTCCATTAAACCACCAAGAATCTAAAACAAATTCTATATCATGTGAAGAATTTGTTTTTAATGCAATTGCTTTGCCTTCTCCTAAAATAGGAAGATTAGTGATTATACATGTTTCATGCCAATAACCCATATATTTATTTTGTTAAAATTGTCGTCTAGAAAGGATTCGAACCTTTATTTTCCGGTATATCTTTTAAAAATTAGCAATTTAAATTTTTAAGATAATATAATGTATAATATTTTTATTATGATGGATATTTTACCAATTAAATTACTAGCCGAAAAGTTGAAAATGGAGGGTCAGGTAGGATTTGAACCTACATCTCACAACTACAATATAAATGTGTGCGAATTACCAATTATTCTACCGACCCAATGTGGAAATTATTTTTATTCTAAAGACAATTCCATTGTATACAATTCTATTTCCCAAGATGGAATTATTCTAATAGATAGATCATATAAACTTAATACTAGATATTGTGAAA